GCGCTCAGTACGCGCATCTATGCCTTTACTAACGTCTGTCATAAGGCCACCTAAGCCTTCACCAAACTTACTAACTCCCGACGCTACACTCTGTCCTATATTTGAACCACTTTTGGCTAACATGCCGCCGATGTCATAATTTGTAATGGCCATTGCTTACGCTCCTTTACGTTTTGTCTGGGAAAAACTTGTCGATAACGGTTGTAGCAAGGTCACCACTAGCGCCTGTTAAAGACCCTAGCAGTCCACCAGCACCTGTGAACATGCTTCCGTACAAGTTAGCTAAGCCCGTCTGTTGCCCCATTAGACCAGACAAATTTATCATCTCGGTTTCAAGATCGTACTCACCCTGCTGTCTTCGCGCTACATCAGCCATACTAGCTACATCAAGAGAAGGAGTTAAGGAAGCCAACAGTTGAGCCTGTGGTAGGTAACTTGATTCCATAAACTGACCACCTAAGGTAGCCTGTTGTTGTTGCTCTGCTTGCGCCTGTTGCATCGCAACGAGCATTGCTTTGTTTCTCGCTTCACCCTGTGCTTGTTCCATAGCAAACGCTTCAGGAGTGCCACCAAACATATTAGTTTGAACACCTAGGCGTCCCTGATTGTGTAAACGCTCTTCCATCATAAGACGCTGGCGCTGTTCCTCAGGAGACTGCGTTGCCCTTATCCTGTCGTATATCTCTTGCTCACGTCCTGCGGTACTCATGGCCGCGTTGCTAAAGAGGCTACCCGCACCGCTAAATAACTGCTGTTGTAAAGCCTGTTGCTCTGGAGACAACGAAAAGGTAGTACTACCATCATTCGCGGTGCTTACGTTACCCGTGTTAGCAGTAACCGTAAACGGCTTAAACGTCATATCAGGAGAGACTGCTTGAGGTAACGGAGTGTTGAATACGTCTGTAATACCCGTGGGAAGTTCATTGTAAAGATCAGTTGCTACTCCCCCTAAAAGATCACTCAAGATTCCCATTAGTAAGTACCCCCGTTTATCAGTACGTTGTCACTATCATCTAAAACCATTGTAACATCCCCTGTTACTATTAAGTTATCTACGGTTACATCCCCTGAAAAAGAGGGTGAACCAGAGTTTGCCTTAGATGCAATAGCAGTAACAATGTTGTCAAACTCGACGTTAAACTCTGTACCTTGGACAATCTTTGCAGGATCTCCAGAAGGTAAAGCATCCTTAGTGGCAAAGTTAGTTGTCTTTGTGTAATTACTCATAATGTTTTACCCATAAGTGCTAATACGTTAATTTCTTGGAGAGACAAAGCAAACCCGTTGATTTCTGATTCTAAGCCGATAGTTACTACAGAGCCACTACCTGATGCGTTAATAGGTGTTCTAGTAGTTGTGTTACCACCTGTAAACTCAGCTACCATGTACTCCGCAGGAAACTGATTAAAGTAATAAGGAATCTGATTACCTACAGTAAACTCTGCTGTACTATACACAGTATTAAAGTCATAGGCCCACTTTAGATAAACTGTGGCAGTATTCGCGCCAACTAGGGTAGGTCTTAGCTTCTTAAGAAACTTAAGCTTAGACGGATCACCAAAGGTCAACGCAGGGCTGTAGTACCTAAATAAGTACGCAGTAGCTACAATAGTGCCCGCCTCGTTAATTTCATCTGAAAATCCATCGTAGTACCCTAGTCCGTCTGCCGTACCTATCAAAAGTGTACCATCTGTGTTCTTACGTTTGAACGACTTAAATTTAGATCCCGGCCATCTAGTAGCCCTAAAGGAGTTGTTCTCCAGTTTACCTTTTAAGTCAAAGCAGTAAACCGTGTTCTGATCTGGGAAAGCAATTAAGTAAAACGCATGTTCAGGACTATAGGCTGACTCAGTAGCACAAGATCTGTTATCAATTAATTCTACAAGCTCAGTACGCACGTTAGTACTTAAGTCTGACAAGGGCATAGATTTCTCTTGGATAGTACGACCAAAAGACCTCAGACCATCATCAGACATAAACAGTACGTCAGAACCTATGTGTTGAACAGAGTTTCTACAGATGCACCCTACTCCCGCTACTGTATCACTAAGTTCCATACTAGCTGGACTCACAGCACCAGAGTACACAAGAATACTGTGCTTACCTAATATAATAAGTAAATCGTTGTGGGCCACAATAGACCTCACTTCATCGTATCCATCAGGCCAAACTTCAGACACATCTAAAGATCCGCTGGAGCCTCCGGTAAAGTCTGTGCCTATTAAAAGGTCAGACCAATAGATAGTCTGTGTATTCGTACCTGTGTCTACAACCCACAGCCTACCATAGGCGGCTAAGACCTCGTTACAGTATAAACTAAGGTCAGTGGCTGTGCCTGTGGCCTCACCAAAGGTCTGAAGACCATTAGCGTCACTGTATACTAAAGGTTCTTGACCTCTCTGGAAAAAGTAAGCCTCATCGTTAAAGTTTACAATACGCCAGTTATTATCACTGATGGCGTAACCAGCAGGAGTAATGTCCACTAAGGTGTCATTTGGTTTAGTTACTGTGGTGGCCTTAAATATCTTGTTGTTTCCAGCTACAAAGATTTCTTCGTTGCCTGCATCATCGTAAAAGAAGTGTACTTTATCAGCAACACTGTCACCCAAAAGACTTCTGTCTTTAGTGTACAAGCGCACACCCTTACGTGCGGCAATTCGTCCACGTTTGTCGATTACAGCATTATCAGCCACATCAGCAAAGGAAAAGTCCTGTGCAATAGGAGAGTCTTCTGTATTAACTCCCTTGAATCCGGGAGCAACTAGATTAATACTTTGTAAGGGCTGTGCCATACACTAGTCTCCTTAAGGGGTGTACCAAATTGTTTCTTCGGGGTGTTTAGCGGCATCTAGAGCAATAGCATCAGATACGTACTTATCAGCAATAGCAAAGTACTCAGCCGCTGAAGTACCTCCTGTCTCACCACGTTCACGAGCTAACAGAGCTATCGACGTGTGAATAACAGGCTGACTAGGAATCCTTAGTTTATCATCATCATTCTCTAAGGTCTGCTCTCGCATAACACAGTTAAACCTAATGTTATACTTCCCGTCAGGCTTAGGATACATGTTAATTTGAGTATCCCCGTTAGCATCAATGCCACTGTAAGTGTAAAACGTAGGAGATCCTGATACCGTTGTGTTAGGTAAGTACTGCTGATTAAACCAATGTTGAGTTTGGTAACTCATAAATACATCAGATGTGTCGTTAATAACATCTAATGATTTAGCGTTATCCTGCGTACCTGCTAGAGAATAAGTCACTATGTCTTTCTCAGTTGTAACTAAGACAGATGTTCTAAGTGCTGACCAGTCCCAAGCAGTCTCTACTAATTGTTTAGCATCGTTAATAAAGTCACCTACCATTTTACTATAGGTGTTTGTTGATACACTAGTAACCTCATCTTCTCTGAGGCGTCTAAGCACATTGTTAACTAAATTTAAATATGTCATCATGCTTTAAAGACTCCACTTTGTGACAAGAACTCTGCTATGGGGAAGTTTTTCAATGTTTCACTACGGGCCTTACTACCAAATAAAGTTGGTTGTGGTCTTGAGAATAGCCCTTGTTGTACTCCACCAAACCTTTGTCTGTCTAGTAACTGAGGATCACCCGCAATTTCATAAGAAGTATCAGGAGGAGGACTAGCGTAACCGCTTGCACCACTGCCACCACCGCCACCACCTGTTTCTGGAGGAGGCTCAGGGGTCTCAGTAGCACATTCCTCAGGGTTCTCTAAGGCGTACTCAGCACAACTACAGTCGCTACACTCAGGAGGCGCTTGGATGCACTGGTCAAACCCTTGCGGATCTTGGATGAAACCCGGTAGACACTCTCCACATGAGCCGTCTGGACGTTCTACCCTGTCCTGTTGACCACAGTTATTTGAAGGCGCTACAGGAGCTACATATCCGGGACAGTTAGACCCTTCAGCATCATCCTTTAGAGTACCGTCTGTACAGTGTGTTACTTCACAGTTTTGGTTCCACGCTACTGTTGAAAAAGTAAACCCTGCTGGCTTAGGTTGAGTACAATCATATCCAGAGGAGTTAGTAGGTTCACCACATTCGCTTAACTTGTCAACCATCTGTCCTTTATTAGGAGTATTGTCAGGGCACGTTACTTGTGTTGGTATTAAGGGTTGGCTACAGTCACCGTTTTCATGGGCACTAGGTAAACTACCGTTTTCACATGTTTTACATTCGCTTTCTAAAGTAGCACCATTGTCACACTTCTGTACGTCATCTGGAGGGCCACAGGTTCCATCAGCTAAAACAACAAACTCTGTGTTTTTACACTCTTCTTTACATTCGTCATTTAACTCATCGTAAACTTTGCCTTGTTTGTTACATTCTTCTTCTACTTCAGACAAGGGCTGTACACAGGCTTCATCAGAAGCGGCTATAGTAGTATCGTACTCACACGAAGGCTCACAGCCGTCACCGTAGTCTGCGTAGCCTGCCGCACAGTCTACAGGAGGAGGCTCAGGACACTCTTCGTCTACACTTAC